GTACCTCTTGTTTATATTTATTTTCATACAAAGTCAACATATCTATCGGGCCTTTTAAAAAGCCGTATGCCTCTGATAGACAACAGTATAATAACCCATTTGGGAAATTAAGACTAATATAATTAGTGCCATTATCTTCTAAAAGATCAGGCATTTTATTAAAATGAACTCTAAATCTATAAGTTGTATTTGGAACTGGGGCTACAAATATTCTTCCTGAGTTGGTGTCTGCTTCACCTGTAGCACCACCAAACATTGCATAATATTTAGGTTGCCCCTGAGCTGCAGAGGTTCCAGTTACATCCTGATATTCTTGTAAATAAGTTACGTCTTTTTTTTCTAGCCATCTATTAGCTCCCGTAATAGCTGATCCGTTTGTGTCATAAACTTGTATACCTCTAATAAATACAGCCCCTGCAGGACAGTTAATAGATTCCTGTCCGGCAACAAAGTTACCTAATTGTTGTTTTCTATCTGCATCAATAGGAACATCCCTAAATATTCTATATTGCGCATTTAAAATTATATTTTCTAAAACAGCATCTGTTAAAACATTTGAGTCTGTTTCAGTATAACTTTTAATTTGTGTTTTTAATCCTGATGCACTTAATCCTGCCATTATTTAACTCCTACTATTTCTAAACATCTTGGACATGTTTTTCTAAATCTTAGGTGACCAGAACAATGTAAATTATTTTCGTCTTTGTGAACAGGAATTTCTGGCTCTGGAACTTTAGTATAATACTCTATATGCTCATCTTCCTCTGGACAAGCACACTGTTTAATACCAAATAATTTACAAATAAAATTTTTAATTTTTTTAATCATGCCGTTACTGTTACTGGTCCTGCTGATGC